GGACCCTCACCGGGGCCACCCTAGCGGGTCGGTATCTCTCCCCCGATGATGGGTGCCACCCGTCGGGGTTAGTCGCTGTACGTAATCCGTGGGCAATTCGTGGGGCCTTAGCGGGAACACGTCCTAAGTCCGTCGGTGTTCCCCCTCCCCCATAAGGTGAGGACATGACTAGTAAACCTCCAAGAGAATAGGTATTCGTACTGTTCGATTTAATTCCCTGCCTTGCTTATGTACCCATTTAACCATTTTTTTATCGCTTAGTAAAATCTGTAGGGTGTGACTTAGGTAACAGCCCCGGCGACCGGTTTGGTGTGGCTGACGTACCCTCGTTTCATCCTTACAGAACCTAATTTACTCTCATCCCAAACAGGAGTCAAGGGTTTAACCGATAATAGGACACATAATCATGTGACGTGAGTCACACATAATCCCGCCAGATTGTCCCACACTCCAGCTAGAAAGTCAAACAAAACCAATGTGATCTACGACACCATACACACGTACGAATAAGCACCAGACACCTAGTCTTTCCCGGTATGGTTTATTATTCAACTAATGGGCGTTAGTTTACTATTCAACTATCTATTATATGTGCCACACATGCATTAGTTGTCTGTCTAAAAATTGTATGTGTCACACACACAATATTAGGTAAGGGTAGCCTACCCTTACCCTCCCCCCCCTTGCCTATATTCCCTAGTTGATTAGTAGACAATCATTCCAGACAATTCCTACCAAAATGGTAGACATGACCCCACGGTTTTAAAAACGCGGCCCACTATATATGTTCATCTCTTGTTGTAATTTTTTCGCTATTTGGGGGGATAAGTAGCTGTTTTCTGTGGATAAGTGTGTTTTTTGTGTGATGTCGGTCACAAATGTGACAGGCATGGTATCTCGGTCAGGCACTATATATATGTATAGTTAAGTACATGAACGTTAGTGAGTGTGCTTAACACATGCACCCCTCAGGGGGGTGCTTATAAGTGTTTATGTGCGCCTTTGGGGCGCGGTTATATTTATGTATGTGTCTGTGGGTGTAGTGTCTTTCACGGTCTTTTAGATAAGACTAGTGCCGCGACATGTACTTGGGGTCCCTGTATTTGTTCACCCCTCTATTGTACCATTGGAGGTGTGTGATGGCTGGTCAGTCTAAGGCGATCCCTCTTGCCGAGTTGAAGAAGAATGTTTTGGCTTCGATTGCTAAGGGTGAGACGGTTGCTGACGCGGTTGCTAGGGTTGGCCGGTCTATTTCTACGTATGAGCAGTGGCGGCGTAAGGATGCCCAGTTTGCTGGGCGGGTGGATGAGCTGCGGGGGCGCAGGTCTGAGGCTCGTGAGGCTCAAAGGTCTGAGTCTGCCGATATGCTGTTTCAGGACTTTTCGAATAAGTATCTTGGGGTGACGGTTTTCCCCCATATGCAGAATGTTGTGGATATCATGGAGGGCCGGGAACCGGCTTGGAAGCCTCCGGGTATCGTGTGGGAGCCGGGTGAGCGGGACCTAGCTATCGTGAACATGCCGCCGGAGCATGGCAAGTCGATGACTCTGACTATTAACTATGTGACGTATCGGGTCGCTTTGGACCCGAACATTCGTATCATTATTGTGTCTAAGACTCAGGCGATGGCCCGTAAGTTTTTGTACGCGATCAAGACTAGGTTGACTCATCCCCGTTATGCGGAGATGCACGCGGCCTACAGTCCTGCTGGCGGCTTCGAGGGTACGGACGCTAGTTGGACTCAGGACCTAATCTACGTGTCGTCTGAGGGCCGTGACAGTGGTGAGAAGGACCCGACAGTTCAGGCTCTAGGTATCCGGGGTCACGTCTACGGTGCTCGCGCCGATATTGTCATCTTGGATGACTGTGTGGATCTTACGAACGCCCACGAATATGAGAAGCAGATTGACTGGATTCAGGCTGAGGTAATGTCTCGTTTGTCCAACAATGGGATGCTTCTAGCTGTAGGGACTCGCCTGTCGGCTAAAGACTTGTATGTCGAGTTGCGGCAGCCGTTCCGGTACCCGGACGAAGAATCACCGTGGTCGTACCTGTCGATGCCTGCCGTATTGGATATGCGGGATGACCCTAAAGACTGGGTGACCTTGTGGCCTAAAACCAATATCCATGAGGTTACGGCTAAGGGTGTAGATACGGAACCGGACCCGGATGGGCTTTTCCCCAAATGGGACGGTCCCCGTCTAAACAAGAAACGTTCTAGGATGTCGCCCCGTACGTGGGCTATGGTGTACATGCAGCAGCAGGTGTCTGATGATGCCGTGTTCCACCCAGATGCTGTACGTGCCGCAATCAACGGCAACCGTCTAGCTGGGGTTATCCCTCGCGGAATGGTCAACTGCCGCCCCAACGGCATGGACGGGCTAATCGTTGTTGCCGGTCTTGACCCCGCTATGGCGGGCCACACGTCAATCGTGTGTATAGGTTTAGATCCAGTTACCCAGAAACGGTACGTCCTAGACGTGTTCAATCGTGCGGGTCAAACCCCGGATCAGATCCGTGAAGCGATCTACGACTTTACTAGTAAGTATTCTGTAGGCGAGTGGCGAGTAGAGAAAAACGCTTTCCAGTCGATGCTGACACAGGACCGTGAGGTGCGAGAATACCTTGCCGCGTCCGGCTCAATCCTACGAGAACACTACACAGGTAACAACAAGCACGACTCCGACTTCGGTGTCACATCCATGACCACCTTGTTCGGTGGATGGAAAGACAAGCTACAAGTTATAGAGTTACCGTCAACCCACGCCTCCGAAGCAACCAAAGCTCTCGTAGAACAACTGGTGACATGGCATCCTGCCGCACCAAAGACACAAAAGACTGACTGTGTTATGGCACTATGGTTCGCTGAGCTAGCGTGCCGTGACCGTATCGCTGCAATGGGCGGCTACAGCCGCTCCCACGTACGAAACATTTTTGCTACCCGCTGGGATGTTAGTAACCGTACCACTGTCAATCTTTCAGAAATTGAACGCGACACAATCTTTATTGGCGCGTAGGAGGCCCCGTGACTAACACCAGCGAAATTGCTGCACTGTACAACAGGCTCAAGCACGCCAACGGCGAGCGCGACCAGCGAATGATGGACGTAAAGCAAGTACGTGCAGGACAAATGGGATACGTGTTTCCTGAAATGTTTCCCGAAGATGGGCCGTTCACACGCCCCATCGTAGCAAATATGATCGATGTCGCGGCCCGCGACCTAGCTGAAGTAATTGCACCACTACCGTCTTTTAACTGCTCAAGCTCCACATCCGTTTCGGATCGTGCCCGTCAATTTGCCGAGAAGCGCACCCGCATCGCAGGTAACTACGTCCTGTACTCGAACACACAACGGCAAATGTTTACAGCATCAGACCGTTACGTGTCTTATGGTTTTGTCCCAGCAATCGTGGAGATTGACTGGGACGAGTACATGCCTCGTATTAAGTGGCTTGACTGCACTGGCGTGTACACGTTGAAGGATAAGCGCGACAAGGTTAAGATTCTTTTCCAAACTATCTGGTATCAGGTTGATGAGCTTATTGCTAAGTTCCCTGAACTCTCTAGGGCTATTGAAAAGTATGCGGGGCCGCAGTCTACTCGTCTTGAGGTTGTTCGTTACCATGACAAGGATTGGGACATTATGTTCCTTCCGGGTCAGTCCGGTTTTGAACTTATGCGTACCGCTAACCCTGTGGGTGTTTGTTTAGCGGTTGAGGTTAAGCGTCCGGGTCTTGGTGATGAGGCTCGTGGACAGTTCGATGACGTGCTAGCTGTGCAGGTTGCTAAGGCACGTTTTGCTTTGCTTGGTCTTGAAGCTGCACAGAAAGCAGTTCAGGCTCCTATTGCTTTGCCGCAGGATGTACAAGAACTGGCTATGGGTGCAGATTCTGTGTTGCGTTCTTCGCAACCGGAGAAGATTCGCCGCATTGGTCTTGAGGTTCCTTCTTCTACTTTTGCGGAGCAGGGGCTGCTTGATCAGGAACTACGTCAGGGTTCTCGTTACCCGGATGTTCGCGGTGGCAATATTGATGCAAGTATTGTTACTGGCCGTGGCGTGCAAGCTCTCATGGGTGGTTTCGATACGCAGGTTCGTACAGCGCACGCAATGTTTGCGGAAGCGTTTACTGACCTTATTAAGCTTTGTTTCCTTGTTGAAGACACTTGTTGGCCTGAGGTCAAGAAGACTGTCAGGGGAAATGATAATGGTACTCCGTTTGAAATTTCGTACACACCGAATAAAGACATCAATGGTGATCATTCGGTTGACGTTCAATACGGACTTATGGCGGGCCTTGATCCTAACCGCGCATTGGTATTTGGATTGCAGGCCCGTGGCGACCGTCTTATTTCACAGGACTGGCTTCGCCGCCAACTTCCTTTCTCTTTGAACGCTACGGAGGAAGAGCAGAAGCTTGACGTGGAAGATTTGCGTCAGACTTTGCGACAGGCAGTTAACATTTATGCACAGTCTATTCCTAGTCTTGTGCAGAGTGGTCAAGATCCTAGTGATGTTCTTGGCAAGATTGCTTTAATTATTGAGGGACGTTTGAAGAACAAGCCGATTGAGGAGCTTGTTGTTTCAGTGTTTGCTCCCCCACAAATGCCTGATGCCGGTGTTGACAATGCGGTTGCAGCCAATACCCCATCTGAGGCTCCCGGTATGATTCCGTCGGCATCAGGTCAACTTCAAGGAATGCCACCAGCAGATATGGGCGCACCGCCTGATATGGCTACGCTTCTTGCTGGTTTGTCTAGTAATGGTAACGCTAACCTGAGTGCGAATATTTCGCGCCGTGGTCCGATCCAATAGGAGAAATATTATGGCACAGATGCCTGCTGGCGCACCGCCGAAGCCCGCAAATCAGGGTAGTAATGCTGCTGCTTACACGCAGCCTCTTGCTGAGGGTGTTCCGAATGTTATGAGTACTGACAATATGCCTTGGAATTATGAAAGCACACAGAATGCAATGTTGTCGCATGTTACGCATCCTGAGCCTCGTGGCTTTGGTGGTTCCGGTAATGGTGCTTCCTAATGCCCGCCGGTAAGCCTGAAAGTGTCCGTGGCGTAGGTTCGTTGGGTAGTC